TAGCGATAACGGTTGGCATTACACGACGGATAACTGGTAGAATTACACGGTTTAGTGTAGCAATGTTACCAGCAGTTGTTGTACCGGCTGAAGATTCAGCTAGTAGTTGCTTTTTGGTGTTTTCTAAGATAACACCCATTGTTGAGCGTTTTGTGCCCTTGAGACCTTCTAGGAGGGCTTCTTTGGTTTCACCCCAACGGCTCTCTAATAGTACTTTTGACATTTTATGTTTCTCCTGTAGATATGTCGATTTTAAAGCCCTGCCAAGCGTTTGAAGTCTACGAGATTATCATCTCCTTCAACTTCAGTCTTAACGGCAGATTTATCACCAGTTACTTCAATACTCTCGCTGATCATTGCCTTCTTTGCAGCAGGCTTTGTCTCAACAACAGTGTTTAGTACTGCTGGTAGATACTTATCGAAAGCGGACTTTAGCTTTGGTGTCTGTACGCTTTCTAGTAAGTTCTTCATTACTTGAGCTTTCTCTTCGTTTAGGGTGCCTAGCAATTCTGCCATTGCTTTTTCACGTAGATTTGACTCTTTGATGATGCGAACTTCACGTTCTTTTGATTCAACTAATTGCTTAGTAGAATCGATTTGTTTTTTACTTTCTGCTAGTTGAACTTGAGCTTCTTCTAGTTGAGCCATTAGCTTGCGAGTTTCAGCTTTCTCATTTAGGTGAGTAGCACTGAATTCGGCAGCAAACGCTTCAAATAGACGTTGACCAAAGGCACTCTGACGAGCACTCTTAATGTCTTCTTTCAACTGGCTGATTTCGCCTTTGAGTTGACCTGTAACAGCAGTGTTTAGTTTCTTAGCACTCTCACTGATGAACTTAGCTTTTAGAGCTTCTAGTTGTTTTTGGCCTTCAGCTACTAATTTCACTTTAGCTTCAACAACTGCACGCTTGTCAGTTTCGAACTCTTTGATTTCACGAGCTAGGGCTTGAACAACGAATTGCTCTAGCTTCTCACGTGATTCGAGTTGAATTTGACGGTCAGCACGTAGTTCTTTGATTTCTTGGGCTAGCTTACTAACCATGAATTCATTGAACTTGCTTGCGTTTTCACGTAGCTTTACTTGTGCTTTTACGCGGTCTTCGTTCATTGCTTGGCGCTCTTGCTGGAATTCATTGATTTCAGCTTGAAGGCCTTCTGTTACCATCTTGTCAAGGGCTTCGACCATAACGTTCTTGTCATGTTCGTATTTTCTAGCAAACTCTTCGCGGAGTTCACTACGAACTTGTTCACGTGCTTCGTTTAGCTTTGCTTCCCATGCTTCATTGATAGCTTGGGCAGTTTCACCGTTAACGAGGCCGCTTTCAAGTAGTGGTTTGATTGCATCAAACATGCTTAATTCCCCTTGTTGATTTTTAGATCCTTGATAAGACGAACTACTTCGTCTTGCAAGTATCGCTGAACACTCGCACTGTTGCGGTCGCCTTTTAGATTTTCGATAATCTTATGACCATTCTTCATGTTCATTAGACCTTCGTAAATTGCTTTTGGGTAAGCATTAGGCGCACTTGGCTGTGCTACAATGTCCACAGTGACAATTTCAAAGTCACTGACCTTGCCAGTCATTTCGTCAACGTTGCCGCTGCCTCGTGAACTGACACCGAGTTTTACACCAGCACCTAGCATCTTAGCGATAACATCGCCCATAGGAGTTGGTAGAATTTTTAATTTACCTTGACCATTGGGTCCATCCATCCACATACTTTCGATAGTATGAGATACACGGTCCAAATTGATTTTGAGGTCATCAGGATGATCGACTTCGCCTAATACGGAGTTACCATCTCTGATTTGTTCGTTTAAGGATTCAACGGCACGTTCGATCTCCGAGACAGGGTAAACACGCTCATTTGCGTTCTTTACCCCGCCCTGGATGAAAATGCCCTTCATATAGAAGGACTTTCCATGATCGCCCTGCTCACTTTCAACGATGATACCAGCGTTGTTGTAAGTCAGATTTTCACGTAGGTACAATGCCATTTCCCTATGTTCCTTAGATGCGGCGCTTAGCTGTGCGAGACTCGCCAACTACACTCTTGTTGTTTACGCCACTAGCTTGTGATGTTGTTGGCTTAACTGCTGGCTTTAGTTTGCCTGCGTTGCCACCAACTTTGTTTACGTTGCCAGCGTCATCAGTCTTTTCGCCCTTTGAGTAAGCGTTTGATGGCTTCTTAGCACCTGTTGGTACTGTTTCACTGCCGTCAAACTTAACTGGCTTGCCGCCTGTTTCAATGCGCTTTGGGTTTTGTAGTGTTGGGCTCTTTGGTTGAGCACCATTGTCACCATGTGTTACTGTAACTTTCTTTAGTTGAACAGCTTCCATAACTTCGTCGCCTTCGTCGCCTGCAGCAATTTCGTCACCGAAATCAGCAACTTCGCCGCCTTCTTCGTCAGCGCCGCCGAAGTCTTCTTCGCCTTCGTCACTGCCGCCCATTTCAGCTTCGAAATCAGCGATTAGCTGGTCTAGCTTGTCTTCTAGGTCAATAACGCGGTCTTCAATGTCGCCTTCGCCTTCTTCATCGCCGGCTTCTAGGTCTGCTTCATCGCCGAAATCTTCTTCGGCGCCGAAATCTTCTTCGTCGCCTTCAACGCCTAAGTCTTCGCCTTCTTCGTCACCGAATTCTTCAGCGATTTCTTCTGTTTCTAGATTATCTTGCTCTTCTTCTAAACCTTCTTCTAGGTCTTCATCAGCACCTTCTTCTAGGTCTTCTTCAGCGATGATTGATTCATAGATTTCACGTGACTTCTCAACGACGATCTCGTGAAATAATTGTTCTGCTTTTTCTTGGTCTTCATTGATGATTAGATCAATGAGTTTTTCAAACTTTTGTGCGCTCATTATTATTCTCCTGTAGGTTAAATGGCATTTGTAATTTATTTAGCGATAGACAAAAAAAGAACGCTAAAAAGACGATTTTTTAGCGTTTTTGTCTCTAAAGTACTATTTATAAGCTAGGTGCTTGTTCTGGTGGCTTATATTGTTGTCTGATTTTTTTGAGGTCATTTGCTCTTTCAAATGTCTGAACGTCTTTCATTCTGCGCATTTTATTAAGCATGCCTAGTGTAAGTTTAGTTTTACGACCCTCTTTCCACTTAGGCGCAGATTTATCGCTATCAATATCTTGATAGCCTTCAGGAACTTGACCTTGGTAGAATTCGAGTAATAGCATGATATATTATTTATCTGATTACATTGGTGGCGCTGGTGGAGGCATGCCACCTGCTTCTGGGCCGCCTACTGGTGCGATTTGCTCCATGCCTTCTTGGCCGCCCATTTGATCCATGTTTTCAATTTCATCAGCGACTTCTTCATCGCCTTCAATATCGCCACTAGAGATACCAATACTGCGTAAATCGCTGCCGCTTGCTGCGGAATCTGAATCGTCAGGCTCAGTGCGCTCTTCATGCCACAACTTCTGATTCTCTTTAATCTCTTCTTGTGATAAGCCTAGGAAGCGTTCCATGCAGAAACGAGTGCTCATGTATGGTAATTGTGCCATTGTTTGGAATGTGTTTACACGTGCTGTATCTAGCTCTGCTTGACGATATGAAGCAAAGTTTTGAGGTGCGTTGAACTTCAAATCAAATAGGGTTGTATCTACGTTGAAGCCTCTCCAGCGCAAGAATAGTTTGAATTCTTCGTTTAGTTTACGAGAAATGTAGTTCTGTAAGCGTTCACAGTATTGATTGAAGCGATATTCTTCAATCATAGCAGTACCAACACGACCATCACTTAGTGGTGTTTTTGCTTCGTCTGGTGCTGTAGGTAGATATGAACTTGGAATACGTAAACCACGAGCTAACTTGTTGTTGAAGTATTTCAAGTCATCAATCTCGCCTAAGTTCTGACCGCCCTGTAGCATCTCTACTGTTGAACCGCGGCCTTCACTGTTGACTGGGAAGAAGTAATCTTCGTTCATTGATAGCGGATTGTATGTAGCATCTACTGTTGAGCCGCCGCCGTGTGCTGTAGGAATTCTACGCTGATGAATCTCATCTTTGATGCGATTGACGAATGCCATAGCCATGTGTGATGGCATATTACCAACGTCGATTTTGAATACGCGGCGCTCAGGCGCACGTTGAACACGATAGATTAGGATAGCGTCTTCGAGCAATTCTTTTTGCTTGTATACTTTGAAAATGTTTTCTAGGACTGACTGACCGAATGGCCAGTAGCGGTCTAAGCCCTCTGTTAGTGATAGATGAACAACGTGTGTAGCATCGATTGCGTTCTCGTTGATGCCGAGTGTAAAACGTGAGCCGCCGCTTGCTTGCTTACCTTGAGGTGTTGTGTAGCCTTGACCACCAACGCCGCCAGCAGTGCCGCCGAAGCCCATAGCAGGGTTCATACCTAAGTCAGTCGTAGATTTTTGTGCGACTGTTAAGTTTTGTAAGTTGATGTTGATATCTTGTAAGACGTATTGCTCAGGCTCTTTGCCCTCGCTTTCGTTGACAATGACCTTGACTACTTTGGTCATGTCAATCCAGTATAGCTTGAATGTCTCAGGGTCACGAACGAAGATTTGATCGCCGTACTTCATTGTGTTTCTGAAGATTTTGAAGATGCGAGTGTCGAATTCGTTTAGTTTACACCACTGTTTGAGTTGCTTGCTGATTAGCTCGACTTCAATTTGTGTAGGATCTTCGTTGAATGTGATATCAAACGGTGTCTTGTTGTGCTCGTTTTGTTGAGTTGAGAACTCACTTAGAATGTCTAAGCAAGCGTTGATTTCGGGATCAACGTCCATCATCTCATATTGATTGTATCGTTCTACGCGGTTAGGGTGACCAGTGTAAACTTCTGGTAGACGACTGCCATAGTTTCTAAACGCAAAGTCGTTAGTGTAGCCTGTAGATGAACCAGCACTGTTGTTCCAGTTGCCTGCTTGGGCGCCTGAAATTGGACTAAGGGTACCACTAGGGTTTGAAAAGCGTTTCTTGTATGTTGACATCGTGTATTATTTATCGTAGGTTAGACAGTAGCACGAACAAGTTTTTCAGAGTTGTAAGCACTGGTTTCTAGGTGCTCAAGCATATCGTCTTGCTTTTCTAGCATAGCGGTCATCAATTCTTTGAAAGTTTTTATGAGTTCTGCTGTAGAATTCTCGCCCTCTTTTTCAATTTTGACCTTTTCTCTACCGTGCAACTCAATGTCTGGCTTGTAGCCTTCCTGCGGACCCTCAACGAAGCCTTCGAAGCCTTCTCTAGCCGATATTTTCTGAAAGTGCCATGGTTCGCCTGCTACTTTTTGGTTTGTTAGACCATATTTTGTCAAGGCGTCGATAGCTTTATTGTCGTTGTAGTTTTGAATATCTACTGCTAGGCCCTTCTCGTGTGGACTTGTGCCAGGAGGCGCGGCCCATTTTCCTCTAGGACCACTAGCAATCTTTACTTGTTCGTCGTAGCTTCTAGCACCAGCATTGATTCTAAGTTTGCCGCCGCCTTGATCTTGATAGTCAAGCGCCGCTGATACAAGACGCTTTTTCATATCTTCATCTAAGCGTTTGAAGTTGTCAAAGTTGCCGGAGATACCGCCTGCGAAACTAAACAATGCTTGTAGAGCTTTTTCGTCACGCAGTATTTGAGATACTTTGTCTGCTTGGGCTGACGCATCTTTTGATTTGTCTTTTTTGCCTTGGCCGTCTTCGCCTGCTGGTGCGGCTGGTGCGGCTGGTGCAGTTGTTGCAGCTGACGTTGGTGCGGCTGGTGTCGTTGGCGCTGGTGTGGCTTGAGGTGCACCTCCGGAAGTACCGCCGCCACCGGAAGTTCCGCCTGTTGCTGACTGTGCGTTCTTGAGTGCTTCAGCACGTTTTTCTTGTGGAGTTTTGCCCGCAACTTCTTGTCTTTTAGCAGCCGCTTTTTTAGCTTTTTCTTCTGCCGCTTCAAGGTCTCTACGTTTTTTATCAACTTCTTGTTGCGCACTACTACCATAACCTCCCATGCCGCCTTCACCAGCACTTGCGCCCCAGTCGATGCCTGATTGATCTTTTTCAGCATCTTTTTCAGCTTTAGTCAGTTCTTTACGAGCTTTGTTGGCTTCAACGATTGCTTTGCGTTCATCTCTACGTGCTTTGAAATCTTCTGGTAGTTCTTGACCACTGAGTTCAAACAGCTTTTCTGAGATCCAGTCTAAACCTTCGCTCATTGTCTCCATAGCAGTGTTGACAATTTCAGCATTTGTAGCGAATAGTGACAACTTGATAGAAGCGTCACGCAAGTTCATTTCTGTTTCTGATAATTTTTTTGTCTGAGCATTAGTACCGTCAACGTTTGCTTTCATGCTCTTGCGAACTTTATCAACGTCACTTGCCATGTAACGAGCAGATGTAGCAAAGTCTCTGTTTTTGCCTAAGCCTTGTAGCGTAACGTTAGCATCACCAGCATACTGAGCAACGCCACGTAAGTTTTTGTAACTTTTACCGGCCGCGTCTTTTAGATTGTTCAATCCAGTTAGAACATCATTCATGTTAGGGTTTGACTTGCCCAACATCTTTCTAACTTCTACGATAGCTTGACCGCCAGTTTGTTGAACCAATGTTTTTGCCGCATCGGTAGTAGCAACACCACCTGCCGCAACTAAATCTCTGAAACCTTGCGCTAACTCAGGCGAAGATTGCTGAATCATGGCATTCATGTCATGAAGGGCTTCTTGCTGTTCTTTGTTTAGTGAGTCTAGTCGTGAGCGGAAGCGAGTTTCACTCATTGCTTGATCACGGGCGGCTTGCATGTCTTTAGCTTGCATGCCCGTCATCTTGCTTAGAGTTGTTAGCTTTTCAATGTATTCTTGTGTGTTTGAAGACAAGTTTCGCTGGTTCTGACGACCCATGCGACCTTCTTGCTCCATGTACTTCAACTGCATTTCACTAAATTCTGTAGCACTTACGCCTAGCGCATTGAAATCTTTGCGAACGTTTTCTAAGTCACGTGATACTTGTTGATATGCTTTAGTGCCGCCTGATACAGTGCCAGACCAGTTTGATAGGGCTTTTGATGATGGTTTGAGTGTTTTGCTTAGTTCGTTGAAAGTTAGACCAGTATTTAAAACAATCTCTCTTGTGTGTTCAAAACTGTCAGCGATGCCAACGTTAGCAATATCTTTGTATGCTGTCCAGCTTTGCTGATACTGGTCGATCATCATTTTAGTAACATCACCAGCGGCTTCGCCAAGTGCTTTTAGCGCACCGCCAATGACTGGGGCAATACTCAATATGCCACTTACCGCTTTTGTTGCCAGACCAACAACGTCATTGAGAACAGCGAATGAGCCACCGCCGTCTTTTATGCCCTTCATCAAACCGGTCATGCCAGTAGTGACCTTTGATGTAGAATTGTACATACTATCAAACTCTTCTTGGAGTCGCTTCTGAGTATCGGATAATTCCTTAGCTTCACGCTCCAAGCGTTTGGCCTCTGTCTCTACACCAGATGCTCCATTATGAAGCGTCTGAACAAACGCTTCCATAGCTTCTTGTAATCGTTGCGCATCAATATTATCGGACATAGTTTTTGGACTCTAAATAGGGTATTGTATTTATTCGTTCAAAATACCCATTTTTCAAAGGATCACTATGTCTAACAACCCACTAAAGCAGTATTTTCGCACTCCATCACTGTATTTCAAGCTACCATCCGGAGGCAAACACTATGGTGCTGAAGTTGTAGAAGTTCCGGAAAATGACGAGTTAGCAGTCTATCCAATGACCAACTTAGATGAGATTGCTATCAGAACTCCAGACGCCCTGTTCAACGGCGATGCTGTAGTTAGAGTTATCAAAAACTGCATACCAGCAATCAAAAATCCATGGCAACTAAACAATATTGACGTTGAAGCAGTTATTATTGCTATCAGAGCGGCCAGTATTGAGGGAGACTATGAGATGGAAAGCGACTGCCCGTCTTGTAAAGAAGACGGCAAGTATGGCATCAATCTAACTGCGCTACTAATGGAAAAGAAAGACATTGATTACTCAAAGCGCCTAACTGTAGGACCGTTAGAGATTAAGTTTCGCCCTCTTACATATGCTGAAATCAACAGAAACAGTATCAAGCAGTTTGAAGTTCAACGTATCATTGCTACATTAGATTCTGTCGAGGGCGAAGAACAAAAGAAAAAGATGCTTGAAGACGGCATCAACAAAATGAACGACTTGACCAATGATATTGTTACTCAGTGTATTGACTATATCAAGACGCCAGAAACTATGGTCAATGATAAAGTATTCATCAAAGAGTTTCTTGTAAACTGTGATAGCAAATCCCTAAAGGCTATCAGAGAATATAGTGCGCAGTTGCGTGAACAAAATGACACTAAGCCTATCTCAATCAAGTGTGTCAACTGCGGTCACGATTACAAGCAACCACTACAACTAAATTTCACTGATTTTTTCGCCTAAGACTTCTCTACATGACTATGGACCAAGTTGAGAAGTTGACCAAGGAAATGGTCCAAAGCATATATAACATCCGCAAGAATGTTATTCAATTAACTTGGTATATGCGTGGTGGTGTTAGCTATTCCGATGCCATGAACATGACTAATGAAGAAATCAAAGCCATCAATGAGATAATCGATGGCAATATGGAAACTACTAAGAAGACAAAACTTCCTTTCTTTTAATCCTCTCATTCGAAGAGGAACTCCACTTCGTTCCGTTCCGTCTTATCATTGGCTCTTTCAGAGCCTTCTGACCTATTTTCTTTTGCTTCAGCGATTCGTGTCGTTCTAAGCGAAGCGGAACGACAGCGAGTTTCGGCGAGTGAAACGAGGCGAAACATAAACACTTGAACCACATCTGCTGTAAATAACGCAGACGTAGCTCAAGGTCTCCCCCCTGTAATTTTCTTCTGTTCGGTTGCTATTTTTCACAACCAAGGTAGAACGTTCGCCGAAGCACCGATAGAACCCAAATTTATACACAATAATATGACCGCAGTGGGGTATTGATGCCGTGTATCCATCCGAGTTTACGCATGGGGCTTGTTCGTTTATAGACAGGTTGTGTATGAGCCCAATGCTTTGAACATTGAGGTCAGTATGCCACTTTGGTCTTTCTCCGCCGGCTTAACTGTTGCCAGGTCAACGTTTCTATTGGTGAATATATTCACCTTCAGTCAGTATGAACTAATTGTTCAGACTATCGACTGGGTCCGCGCTTTCGCTTTGATTGAACCCTTACGTTATTTTCATAACGGATACGGCAGTATCATCTGAATGAAGGATCTCTGCGTTGTAGTTCGCGGACGAACATATTAACAGTAGAATCATCAACATTCATAATAGTCCAATGTAAATATTCATCTGGTATGTCTTTGAGCATTTTGCCCTTATACTTGCCAAACTTCAATACATATTCTGGACCATTTAGACTTACTGGCTTGTCATCATCGACGATATGTTTTCTAGAATCATGCTTATCACTGACTATTGGTTTAGTCTTTAGCATTTTTTCACGTGAAATACGTTGATAATCTAACTTTGCCATGTTTTGATAAAAATGGGGAATTTAATTTTGAATAGATCGACCGCTTTATCTCGCCAGTTCGAACAGTATTGATATAAACCTAATTGTAGTAGATCGACCCCTTTATCTCGGTGGTTCGAACGATAGTTTTATTTTAGTGATTTAGATAGAGATTCAACAACTTTACTATTGTTAGCAAAGAATTCGTCAAAATCAGTGATGTACCACTGACCTAACGTCTTGCTATTATACACTGTATAATTTACAAAAGTTAAGTGTTGATTAGGTTGAACGGCAACATATTTACCTCTTCGTGTGATCTTAAACATGAGTATATTAAAGTCATTTGAATCGGCGACTGTGATTAGTTGTTCTAACCACACATCTAGTTGCCTACAACCCACATAGAAGTTGTGAAAGTCGAGTTCGCCGTAGTTTTTGGCTTCAGCGTTGAACTGATCCCAGTCATCAGGCGGCGTAATGTCGCCCTTGCTACTGCGAATTTGACCCTCAGTAAGATTTGCTTTACGAGTGATGTTTTTACCACCGATGTATGCGCCACTACCCGTAATATTACGAATAAATGTTGCTCCATATAGCTCAGTTAGGAATTTTGCGCAATCACGCTCCCAACTACTGCCTTTAATCTTACTTTTACTTGCCATGTGCTCTACTTATTAGTGTCCGTGTGTGTTAAAAAAATTTATTCTGCGTCAGTTGACATTTCATAGGTCGTAAAACCGTTTTCTTTCACGACTTTCATGATTTTATCGATTCTACTGACCAATTCGTCTTTGTGACTGACTAACCATACTGACTTGTTTCGGCGACGAGTTAGATCCTTTAGAATAGCAACGCTATTTTCAACACCAACCGAGTCCATACCGTTGTCAACGAGTTCGTCAATCATCAACAAATTGATAGGATTGTACAAATTCTCAAAAACATCACGGAATGCGAAACTTAGACCCAAAATTAGACGATTTCGCTCACCACGTGAGAGATTATCAAAGTCTAAGTCACGACCTAGTTCTGTAATTTCAACTGATAAGTCATTTTGAAACACTACACTATGCGGCAATCCGATTGCGTTTAGATAGTGATCTAGTCTAGTGTTCAAATACGACAAATTCTGCTCAATAATGCGTTTTCTAACGAAAGATTTCTTATTTGTTAGTAAATCCAACAAATAGTTCTGATGAGAGAACTGACGATTGAGAGCGTCGATAGTAGTGTAATCGATTTGCTGAATAGCTTGCTGTTCCATTTCAGCAATTTGCTCACTATACGGGTCAGTTTCTTCATTTTTAGCTACAAGTTGCTGTTCCGTAGTTGAAATACGAGTTTTGTGCGCAATAGCTTCTTCAACTGTGCGATAATGTGTTTCAGGTTGTTCGCCTAGCTCAGGCAACGTGAATTCTGCTAGTTGCTCAGCATATGGATCAATTTCTTCACGCTTAGTGATGATCTGCGCTTCAATATTAGCAATTTCGCTACTCAAACGAACAGCTTCCGCTTCAGTTTTGAAGTGCGTGACTGGTTTATCGCCTAACACGCCTAACTGATTCAGCGAATCTTGATGTTCAAGTAGCTGAGTGTTGATAGCGAGTGCTTGTAGGGCGGCTTCTTGTAGTGCCTTCTCTTTAGTAGCTAAAACAGTAGCATGATTGTCATCATGGAAGTCTTGTCCGCAAGCATAACACTTGTGCGCCTTCAAGTCTTCGACTTCTGCCTTAAGTTTGTCGATAAGTTTTTGTTCTTTTGCTTCATCGCTCAAGCAACGTTCGATATACTTTTGTAGCTCAACAATCTTTTTAGATTTTTCATTCCAAGCCGCTAAATCCTTGTGTGCTTGTAGTTCTGCAGTAACGTTGATAGCTTTTAGATCCGCAAGTGACGATTCCAAACCATTTATTTCTTTAGAAATTTTATTTTTCCATGCGATTTGTCGTGTGGAAATGGATTGGAACGCTTCGTGCTGTTTCTTTAGCTCATTGTATGCGCCTAGTGCGGCATGAGCTTGAATTTCTGCTTCGATATCTAGCGCAGTTAACTTTTCATACGTGGAAACTAAATGATGTAAATCGCTATCATACTTCTTTTGCCACAAAACTTGTCGGCGTTTGAAACTTTCAATTTGCTCAGTGATTCTAGCATTAGATTGTTCAACTGAGCGAATTTTGACCTCTTCGGCCGAGATTTCTTCCTTAATCGACTTGTTTAGTTCTTTGATTCTCTCTGCTTTTTCTGATAAGAGAGTGATGCCTAGCAACTGCTCGATAACTTCACGCTGATCGCTTGCCTTCATTGACAAGAATGGCGTAGTATAAGAGTTCAAGCCCACAATGTTCTGAAACATCGTAGAACTCATGGCTAACACGTGCTCAATCGCATCTTGTGTCTCGCGGCTATCGCCCTGAGAATCGTCGCTAAATTCTTGTTCTTTGTTGTTTATGTAAAATTTCAAAATATTTGGTTTGCGACCACGAACAATTTTGTAATCTACGTTTTTTACTGAAAATTCAATAGAAACGACCATGTTCTTTTCGTTTGTTCTATTGATTAGGTTGTCTTTTTTGATGCTATTAATAGCATTACCGAACAGAGCATATGATAAGCCTTGTAGCATAGACGTTTTGCCCGTGCCATTACGACTACCAGCGTCATTGCCGCCCAAATCTAGATTTTCACCTAGAATTAGAGTTAAATCCTTATTATCAAAGTCAATAGTTTGTTCTACGTTACCAATAGAAAGAAAGTTTTTGAGTTTGAGCGTCTTCAATGTAATCATAGTGAGCGGTAAATTTCCAACAATAGTTTTTTATCGTAACTGCCGTCTAGCAAGTCTTCAATTTGTTTTTGAATGATAGTATCAACTGATTCAAACACTACATTAGTATAATCGGTAGAGTCGGTTTCTAAATCAGCACGAACAGGAATCAAACTCATTTCACGCAGTCCGTACTGTGGAACCAAAGATTCTCGTAAAAAAGTAGACTCTTCGAATGAAATATCAACATCAAGATTAATTTTAACATAACTGTCTCGAACAAGCAATTTTTCTGGTTCTTCTAGAATCGAACTCAGTGAAAAGATTCTAAATTTTGGTGCGGCATCCCATTTATAGAATACAGGCTCAGTGCCCCACTCTAAAACCATCATGCCTCGCTCATCATCATCAACGTCAGCGAAGTTATGAGGAAACGCATTGCCAATGTAGGTAATATTACCTTTTTGCTGACGCTTATGAAAATGACCTGAAAACACACTTTCAAAGTTTTTCAAGTGATTAGCTTGAAGTTCATTATGATCGGGCATTTGAATCATTGCGTTCATATAAAAATGAGGCAACTCAAAGTGACCAAACAAATATTTGCCTTGTTTATGTTCAAGTGTTTTCCAATCTTCGCCACATAGCCAAGGAGCAATAATAACATCATCTTGTTCGAACCATTGATCGATAATTCTGACATTAGGTAAGTGTTTTGCCCATTCAACGCTATGAACATCACGCTTGTCACGAAAATATAGGTCGTGATTGCCAGCGATAAAGAATACCTGATCAAATGATTGACTCAAACGTTCAAGCGCACGTAAACCAAACTGTAGAGTTTGAATATTAATAGCCGCACGATTGTGATTATAGTCACCTAAGAAGAAACAAGTTTCACAGCCTTCAGCCTTAGCAGTTTGAATGAACCATTCCACAAAATTAGCACAATCAGTATTGTGTTGAATTGAGTTTGACTTTAGTCCAAAGTGAATGTCGGTAAAAACCGCTGCTTTTTTAAATAAATTACTCATTAATATAGTCGTAGTTACAGTAACAAGTATTATAGCAAAAAGCAGTCAACAAAGTCAACTGCTTTTGGAATAAGAACAACCAAACCGTTATTCCTGCGCTTTGTATTCGTTTGCGAATTGTCTGGTGAAAGATGGAGCGAGGCCGTTGTATTCCATAATGTCGTCACGAATACTTTGATTCTTCTTCTCAGTGTTGAGAACACGACAGAAAGAGTTGTTTAGCACTGCGGTAAAGTAAGCGAACGGATTGTTTGACTTTGCCTCGTTGAATCGTAGACCAACATAAGTCAACTGTAAGATAGCACTGCCGCGCATTTCATCATTGTATGAGTAGCCGCGCCAGTTCCACTTTGTACCATACTTCTCGCACAGTTTCAAATACATGCGGGCTAGTTTATTTGTAATCTGACCTTTGTCACGAGCAAACTCGCCGGTCTTCATATCGCCCTCCCAGTGTGATTTGCCGACGCAAACTAGACTGCCAACACGATTGAACTTGAAATGTTGAAACGGCGGGAAGTTGACACGAACATGAACTAAGTCGTCAACATTCTTGACTGGAGCAACTGCTTCTAATTCCTCAAAAATGTCTTCCTCTTCGTCAAAATCAAAGATGTCTTTTGCTGACTTCTTCTTGGCAATCTTTTTTGGAGCCTTAGGAGCCATAGGAATATGATCCCAGGTCATGACTCTAAAGATCAAATCAGTAGTATCAATAGACTCAGGATCAGTAGTGCCCTTAGGCAAATTCTGCTCAATATCGTTGCGTAAGGCACGAGTTTCCTTAGCTTTTTTGATGACTTCTTCGCTGGAGGCATACTCTAAACTAGCTTCTAGATTACTGTTATCTTCGTAATCCACGATAAAATCATACTGATGATACTCTGGTTTTGAGTAGGAGCAATATGTATTTTTGCTTAGGTGTATCTCTTTGAGAATGTCTTTGTTGTTTAGATAGTTGACGGGTTTTTTAGGTGCTAGACTCATAAATGTAGTTGTAAAACATTAGTATACAACATCCATATCTAAAGTCAATAGAAAATGGATGAAAAACAGCGGTTTTGGTGGCGATAAATACTATTTAGTAAAAGGACAACCACCCATGGCAACTGATAAAATCTCAACATCAGCTTTAGTATCTCAACTGAATCAGATGCAAAAGAACGGCGCATCTGACGCTCAGATTGCGGCGGCCATCAAAACTGCGGGCTACGATGATACTGCTATTGGCGTCGGCATGGACGGTAAGTTTGAGGCAGTGAATATCGGTAGCGGTAAAGTTGCTGGGGTAGATTATGCAAAACCAACAGCAGCCGAACAAGCAGAGAGCAACGCATTTTATAAAAACCTCGAAACGTCTGCTCCCGCAAAACAGCAACCAGTAAACACACAAACAACTGAAACTGTAACTGTTAGCGGCGGTGGCTCACAAACAACACAACGAGCCGTAGAAGTTGATACGCCTGCCAGTATTGCTCTAAAGCAACAAGCAGATTCAGTATCAAAAGAAGCAAATCTTTACTCTAATTTTGCTCAGCGACCAGGTGGCACTCTTGATAAAAAGTTAGCAAACGGTGAGATTTCACAAGAAAAATATGATGAGATCAAGTCGCTATCTCCTGAACAAAGAGCAGAAAAAGCTGCCGCCCTTCGCTCAGAGTCAACTAAGCTAAACGATCAAGCTAATGCCGCAAAAATAGAACAAACGCCAGGCACCACGACAACAACGCCTGGCGCAAATGAAACTACAACTACTACAACCGCTCAAACACAAGCTGCGGCAAAAGTAGAAGAAGCCAAGAAAACAGCACCTGACGGCGACACTGCTGCAAGTCAAGCTGACTCAAACAATAACAACGGCACACCAGGCGAAGGCGAGAACATAGCACAAGACTCAACGGTTGATCAAAACGCCGACCCTTATTTTTACAACGGTGAATCAACAATAGCATCTGAAGCTGGCAATGAGCAACAAGACGTAAATACTAACGAAGACCCGTTTGAACAATCAAGACAAGATGCTGAAGCCGCATACAATGAAGGCGTGGCAGCAAATGAACAAGCAGACATTGATCCTGACGAAGACCCGTTTGAAAAAGCAAGACAAGATGCCGAAGACGCATACAACAATGACTCTCAACCTACAGACGCAGATTTAGAAGCAGCCGCTGGTGGTGGAGGTCAAGCCGCAGGCACAGGCGTAGCGGCGCCAGTTCCCTTCGTATCAGCACCTGACTGGCGTTTCAGAATCAAACTCGCACCGCAAAGTGATTATCTTTACAACGCACCTAACCCAGGCATCTTAGCGCCGCTAAAGGGCAAGGGAATTATTTTCCCATACACGCCATCAATCTCAGTAGCATACTCAGCAAAGTATGATACCACATCATTGACTCATAGCAACTACAACTTGTACACATATCAAGGCAGTGCTGTAGAAAACATCACAGTCACGGGCGACTTTACAGCACAAGACATTACTGAAGCAAACTACATGCTTGCTGTTATTCACTTCTGTCGCAGTGCTACAAAAATGTTCTACGGTCAAGACAAGAACCGCGGTGTGCCGCCGCCACTGCTCTATTTGAGCGGCCTCGGCGAGTATCAGTTTGACAATCACCCTGTCGTGCTAACAAACTTTACATACACCCTGCCTAACGATGTTGACTATATCAACGCTTATCCTAACGGCGGCACTACCGGCATCAACGGCGCAAGTCTAACCCCGTTTCAGCAACCAGGTTTCGGCAGAGAGCTAGGCGCAATCGGCGGAGCAATCAATAGTGTAATGCGACTATTCGGCGCAGGTCTAACAACACGCGGCACACCTACTTCAGGCGGCGCTGCACAGAACACAGTATCAAGCGCAGGCGTGACTCGTGTACCTACAAAAATATCAATTTCATTGACATTCAACCCAATGATAACTAGATATGCCGCAAGTAATAAGTTTAGTTTAGAAGCATATGCTAAAGGCGATCTACTAAGAGGAAGCACTAATCCCGGCAACGGCGGAGGCATGTGGTAATGAAATATCCATCAACTAGTCCATACAAAAATACAGGAACAGTAAACGGCCAATATTTGGACGTTATGAGCAATCGCCCAATCACCGCTAGTTCTAGTGATACTTATTGGATGATCAACGCAACCTACAATCACAGACCTGACTTGTTAGCAAACGACTTATATGGTGACAGTAGATTGTGGTGGGTGTTTGCTCAACGTAACCCTAACACGCTAAAAGATCCTCTATTTGATTTTGTCAACGGAACTTATATCTATCTACCATCAAAAGATAGCGTTGTGAATTCGTTAGGACTATAAATTGAATAACAAATCAAATCATTGGATTGGAAAATAATTTATGGGAATGGCTGAATACAATCAAGCGCAACAAGATGTGAATCTGTATCAGAGCAGAGTCACATCTTATCAAATCAAAGTCTTGACTATTCAAAACGATTTGAAGATTTATCAAGCCGCGATTGATGCTGGTGATCCTGACGCTCAGCCTGCTATCTTAGAAAAAATCAAAAGCAAGTTAGCTAAAGCTGAAGCAAGTCTTGCTGAAGCAAATGATGATTTAGCGCAAGCTAGAGAAAGACTAAAAACAGCCCTAGACGATAACGGGCAAGACACCGCATCAACATCTGATTCACAAACAAGTGTTCCTGCTGCCTCAAATGTCAATACAGAAGCAGAAAACGAAAAGAAAGATGATGCTGGCGAGAGTAGCACAAGCGCAACTAGCGGCGGCGCAACAAAATCATCTTCTTCTGGTAGTTCAACAAAGAAAACAACTTCAACAGGACCTAATCCTGGAAAACCTAACCCACTAAGCAAGTTTAGTAGCTGGGCATACAGCGTTGCTCTTTACATGGTCACGCCCGAAGCGTTCAACACATTCACTGAAACCGGTGAGATGAGTCAACTAAAAGGCAGCGGCAAAGGTGTTTATGTTATCGCTCAAAGCGGCGGCATCAACAACAAGATGGAAGACAGACTGATTACACTTGATGGAACGCTAGGTCCAGGCAAAGAAGGTCTTGACTATTTCATTGACGATGTAACAATCAAGTCTATTCTACCAGGCGGCAAGAATCAAGCATCGTTACTAACAGAAGTATCATTCAAAATTCATGAACCTATGGGATTTACATTCCTTAGAGATGTTTCCCGAGCTAGTCGAGAACTAAACAAAAGTAGCCCTATCATGCAATCTCAGCCGCCTGATTTTGAAGCAAGCGGTTTCACACAGCACTACATCATGGGCATCAAGTTCTATGGCTATGATATCAACGGTAAGATTATCACAAGCGGCAGTCCGGAAGTCGAAGGCTACGAAAACGGCGGCGGTGACGGAGATGAAAACGCAGTATTACAACGCTACTTCCCGCTACAGATTAGCGAAATGAAGTTCAAACTCGACGGCAAGATGGTCACATATGATTGTGCGGCAACAATCGTAGGCGAGAAAGTCGCATACGGTAACATGAACGGCACAATCACACAAAACTTTACAATCAGCGGCTCAACTGTAGAAGAAATCTTAGTCGGCGGCTCTAATCGCTCATCAAAGGGCTTAGCACAAGTTATCAACAATTCTATTGAAGATAAAGCAGACAAGAAACTAACAGACCTAACTTACGAAATTGATTTTGAATTTTTAGATAAAGATGGCAAACCTGACGAAAACAGCGCAATCGCTAAAGCAAGATTAGTTGACGATACTACATTTAGTAATGTGACGGTAGCGCCTGATCAGTCAAAGTCTTCAGATCAAGTAGACATTTCTGATAGTTTTGGCGCTACAAGTTTTGATACTACTAAGTCAGCAGTAAGTGTAAAAAGCGGCCAAAAGATTACATCAGTTATTGATAGCATTATTACTAAGAGTAAGTTTATTACAGATGCCCTCAATACAGTAAAGACACAAGACATCGAAGCAGAAAGCATTTCACGCACTGCTCTAAAAGCACTAGAGTGGTATTCAGTGAATCCTGTAGTTACTGCTAAGGGCATCAATAAGAACAAAGCATGGACTTATGATATCAAGTTTCAAATTCGTCCGTATGATGTTTACTACATTAGAACAAACTACATTGATAATGCTAGAATTTGGCCAGGTCCGTTCAAAGAATACAACTACTGGTTCACTGGCAAAAACACAGAAGTGATATCTTATGTTCAAGAATACAACAGCTTGTACTATGTGACTGCGGCAATTAGCACAAACGCTGAAGACTTGCCTAACAGAACAGGTAGCGCACCAGTAGCGCATGAAAACACTGTTGCCGGCGATAAAGGCGGACCAGGCTTGAACAAAGGTGCTGAAATAAATGAAAGCGTTCGCGGTCAACTTTATAGCCCCTCTGATCAGGGCATAGCAAAAATAAAAATCATGGGCGACCCTGATTTCTTGGTCACATCAAGCGGTGTAAGTCAATCAACAAGTGTGGACAAGTTTCAAAGTATCGACGGTTCAATCAACCCATTCGGCGGTCAAGTAACAATTCAAATGATTTTCAACATGGCAACTGATTACAGTATGAAAGATGGCACACCGTTCAATAATGGTTTACTTGATGTTACTGATAGACTACAATTTTATCAAACTACAAAAGCTCGTGATGCTGGAATCAAAGGCATGGTATTCGCAGTTCAGCAAGTTGAATCAACTCTAAGCAAGGGAGTCTTTCATCAGACATTAGAATGTATTATTGTTGATGAAGAATTACTAGTGACGGGCGAAAGCTCTGGCGATGAGGGCAGACTAGAGAATGACGAAGAAAATCAAACGGGTGACGCTTATGTGCCTGGTTATGAAGGCAACGCCGGTCGAGGCAGTGCTAATGACCCTAGACGCCTAGATCAACAAGCACAAGAACCATAAGGAAAATAAATGGCAAACGATAGCCCATCACTGAATAATAACCCAAACTATATAGATAACCCTAAGAGAAGTTCATCGTCAATGACTTCTCCAGTTATCGGTATTGTTAAAAATAATATTGATGATACTAAGAGCGGCGTTCTTCAAGTGTATGTGGCGGCGTTTGGCTCTACTGATCCAGATGATCCTTCATCATGGAAGAAAGTTCGTTACTTGAGTCCGTTCATTGGGTTATTCTCTGGAAACGGCAAAGCAACAGGCGACGGTGGCTTCATTGGTAACCCAAACAGCTATGGTTTCTGGGCAACTGCGCCCGACATCGGCACAGAAGTTGTTTGTATTTTTATTGATGGCATTGACAAAGACGGCAACGGCTTCTACATAGGTTGCGTACCTAAAGTAGGTCAAATCTCTATGGTTCCCGCTATCGGCGCATCAAGTAAAGTAGTGCCAAACTCAACTGAAGCAACAACATACGGCGGCGTAGATAGACTACCAACAACAGAAGTCAACGCAAATAACCCAAGCGTAGAGCAAAGCGGCACGATTTACGACGAAGCAAAACCTGTTCACAGTTATCAAGCATCAATCATTGAGCGTCAAGGTCTTATCAGAGATCCTGTTCGCGGCACAATTACTTCAAGTGCTCAGCGTGAGAGTCCAAGTAAAGTATTTGGCATGTCAACACCAGGCAGCGCAATTTATGAGGGCGGATACACTACCAGAGACTTAGTATTTGCAGCGTCAACAGCAGACCCTGAAAAACTAAAAGTAGTGGGCAGAGTTGGCGGACACTCATTTGTTATGGACGATGGTGACTTGTATGGCGAATCGCAGTTAGTTCGCTTACGCACAAGTGCTGGTCATCAAATCATGATGCACGACACGGATCAAACCTTATTCATCATTCACTCAAACGGCGATTCTTGGATCGAGTTAGGCAAAGAAGGCACCATTGATATCTTTTCAATGAACTCATTCAATGTGCGAACAGAAGGCGATATTAACTTACACGCAGATAAAAATGTAAACATTCATGCGGGCAAAGACCTACAAATGTTTGCTGGCGGCAAGATGAAGGTTGAAAGCAAACGAGATATGACCTTCAGAACGGGTGCTTCATTTCAAGGGTATGCGGCAGCAAACTATTCTTTCAACATCGCAGGCTCAATGATTATGAAAGCGGATGGCAAAGCAGGCTTCGAAGCTGGTGGTACTACTGCTATCGTAGGCTCAAAAGTCAACTTGAACTCCGGCGGTAGTGGTCTAACTGCTCCTGAAGTTGATCCTATCACGCAAACAGCATACACAGATGTAGCAAAATCACCAAAGGTAGGTTGGATTTGCCCAGCACCTGAAGGTTTTGAAAGTGTAGTAAGCAGAGCACCGACGCATCACCCATGGCCTATGGCAGGTAAAGGAATTCCTAAATGAGCATGATTATTTCTTCATTGTTTACGAATACTAAGTCAGCCTTAGATGCGCTAAACACAAACACGCCAGCGGCACCAGCTAACCCTGCGTCCGATGCCGAAGTTAATACAATGCCTAACCCTACAACATCAAGTGATGTTGTTAGTCCAACAGCAGTAAAAGCTATCTCTGCTCAGATGGCAGTAAATGCTCAATCACTAACAGATGCGGCAAAGAAAGCGGCCGGTGTTATCGGCGGTGCTACTGGTCTAACTGCTAAACAACTTGAATTTGGCGGTGTGCTTCCTCCTGGTGCCGGTAGTCACATATCTGCCCTAATCAGCAAGGGCATGAGCGCAAGTGATGCTATCGGCGCAACTACAACGGGCGAAGCAGGCGTAACATCAGCATCAAATTTAGTAGGTAACGCAACAAAGCAAGTAAGCATTGTTCAAACAGTAGTTACAAAATCAGCAAATGAGTTAGCAAGCGCAGGCATCTTGACGGGCAAAGAAAACTCTCTACAATCAGGCGGACCTATTTTGGCCGCGGCCGCTATGGGTGTTGATAAAGTCAAGGGATTATTTGGCTCAGCCGGAGGCGGCGGCATCACCGACGCACTATCAAAAATTGACAGTTCTTCTATTTCAGGTGTCGTGGGCAGTCTCAAAGACAACTTAGCAAGCGGCAAACTTGCGGGCAGTTTAGGCGACTCACTAAGCGGCATCGGCGGTGGATTGAAAACAAGTTTGGGCGCATTAGGCGGTGGCGGCGATCTAAAGTCAACACTAGAGTCAGCGTTCTCGTCGGTAGAAGGTTCATTCGGTAGTATGACCGGCGGTGTAAAAAACATTCTTGGTAAGTCGATTAGAAAAGAACAGCAAGACCCAGCAACAACAGCAGCCGCTGGTGACTATGACAGTGCCAAAGCAGAATACGCTGCCGCTGAAGACGAATACTATGCCGCTAAACGAGATTACAGAACAACAGGCGAAGAATCAGACCTAGCTCGTATTACCGACGCAGAGAAAAAGATGGCAGCCGCAAAACAAAAAATGACAAAAGCAAGCGAAGCGTTTGCTAAGTCAGCGGGCATTGATACATCAGGCATCAAATCATCACTGTCTTCATTTACATCATCACTATCGTCTAGTGTTGGCGGAACATCTACTAATATTGAGGCAACACTAAACAATCTAGGAACTAACAAAGAAAGCGTAGTTACTTCTTCACAAGTTACCGGCTTAGCAAAATCACTAGCGGGCAACGCTGGCTTATCTCTACCAGGCTTGAACGGCGGCACAGGAACGCCTTCACTATCATCAATCATAGAGAAAACAGGCATTACTACATCAGCAACTAGTGGCTTAAACGCTCTTCCTGGCGGTGCCGGTTCACTATTCACTACACTAAGCAAATCAACTACAGGCAGTAGTCAAGCAAGTTCACTTATTTCAAGTGCTGGCGCTGGCGACTTGATAGCAAAAGCAAAAGACTTAGGCGGTAGCTTGGTGACTAATACAACAAACTCATTGAAGTCATTGCTTGGCGGCAGTGGTGGCATCGCTAACGGTGCAAGCACTGACAGTTTGAAGAAACTTGCTGGTGGTCTAATGGCGCAAGTTGAGTCAACTATGGGAGCTATTCCTTCTGCTAGTGGCATCAAATCACCTATTGCGGCCGAAGCAGTTAACCCAGTAGCAGAAGTCAAAGCAAAGATTGGCCAACTACTAGGCGACCCACGAATTCCTACATCAATGTTCAATAATGCCGCAAAGAGTCCGCCAGTTAATGCCGACACTAATGCTATGACAGAACTGCAGAAGGCAGCACTTGAAGACCTAGAAAACGCACAGTCTAAAGTCAGAGGTTCAGAATTGAATGTATCTCTAACAGTCAAGATGTGGGGCAATGTCAAGGGCGCAGAAGAGCATGTTGCTAAAGCTAAGGAAGGCTTAGAAAAAGCACTTGCTGACCTAAAAGTAGCACAAGAAAAATATGACGCGGTCAAGCAAGGCGGCGGCACTCTAGCGGCATAAATATCATTATGGCAATCTACAAAGGCTTTTCTACACAGGACGTCAACACTCCACTATCTGAATTTACTTCCAGCGCAACTGGCAGTATCACAGACACGCCTCTTCGCCCTGTTGCTAATAGAAAGACACTAATCACGGATAAAGAGTTAGTTATTCGTGACTTACTCAATGCGTTCAACATCAAGCAGGGCGACAAGCCTGGCAAGCCATCATACGGCACCACCATCTGGAGCTATATTTTTGAACCTAACACCGCAGATGTCAGAGAAGAGATTGAGCGTGAGGTCCGCAGAGTAGTTGGCCAAGATCCTAGAATCAACCTAGAGTCACTTGAACTTTACTCATACGAAAACTCAGTTATCGTAGGCATGGATGTGTCATTCAACCCGTCAGGCGACTTTGCGAAAGTAGCAATCACCTTGGATGCTATGTCTGGCGTAGCATCGCAACTCTAAAACGCCTATTTTCTCGCTGATAAATACTAAATCACGGGAATAACAACATGGCATCAACCTCAAGACAAGCAAGACTCTTTGGCGTACAAGACTGGACTAAACTTTATGAAGCATACAGCTCGGCTGACCTTCAGAGTTATGACTACGAAAGCCTACGCAAGAACTTCATTGACTACTTAACTCGCAACTATCCTGAGACATTCAACGACTACATTGAGTCTAGTGAATTCGTTGCGCTACTTGACGTTATCGCTTACATGGGCCAGGCCCTAGCATTCCGTGGTGATTTGAACGCTCGTGAAAACTTCCTTGATACAGCCGAACGCCGTGATAGTGTTGTAAAGTTGGCCAATCTTGTAGGTTACACGCCTAAGCGCAACAAAGCGGCCGAGGGCGTTATCAAAGTTACTTCCGTAAAAACTACTGAAAACATCACAGACTCAAACGGCTACAATCTAAGCAATACCCCAATTCTATGGAACGATCCAGGCAACGCTAACTGGCAGGATCAGTTCAATACAATCATCAACGCGGCGCTACTAACAAGTCAGCGCATCGGCAAGCCAGGCAACAGTCAAACAATCTCAGATGTAAAAACAGACGAATACACAATCAATATTCCTGCTACAAGATTGCCTATCGTAACATTTCAAACAACAATCAACGGCGCTTCTACCTCATTTGAACTAGTAAGCGCAACAAGTCTAAACTCAACAAAGTTGTATGAAGTGCCACCTTCACCAAAGGGCCAGTTCAACGTTCTTTACAGAAACGACAAACTAGGCTACGGCAGCGCAAACACGGGCTTCTTCTTTTATTTCAAGCAGGGCTCTCTACAACAACTTGACTTCTCGTTCGCTGAAAAAATTCAAAACAACATTCAGGACATCAACGTTCAAGGCATCAACGACAACGATGTGTGGTTGTGGTCACTATCATCAGCAAACACAACTGATACTCTATGGACAGAAGTTCCTAGCGTGTATGCGACAGCATCAGTCAACGGCTCTAAGACCCGCACAATTTACAGTATCACAAGCAGAGCAAACGATCAAATCACATTTGTATTCGGCGACGGCGTGTTCTCAGACATTCCGGTCGGCTCTTACAGAACCTTAGTTCGCAGTAGCAACGCCCTACAATACACGATCAACCCTGCTGAAATGAACGGCATCTCAGCAACGATTGACTACATCAGTCGCTCAGGCAAGACTGAGACTCTCACAGTTACCCTATCGCTACAAACACCTAACAGCACAGCACTAACTCGTGAAACTCTTGCTAACATCAAAGAACGTGCGCCCGCTCGTTATTACACACAGAATCGTATGGTCAACGGCGAGGACTATACAAACTTCCCGTACACACTATACAATAGTATCATCAAGTCAAAAGCAGTGAACCGCACATCAATCGGGGTTGCTCGTAACTTGGACTTGTTAGACCCGACCGGCAAGTATAGTTCAACGAACGTATTTGCGGCAGACGGCGCCCTAACGTTTGATAATCAACCGTATCAAACAACATTCTCAGCAAGCAACGTATTCTACGCAAGTGAGTTTATCAATACAACGTTAGCAAACTTGTTATCGCAAACTGCCGCGCTACAATACTATCATACCTACTATCAAGCTGTTGATACAAGTCTAACAGACTACAAGTGGCACTTGACTGCGATTGATGGCTCAAAAGTCAACGGTTTCTTTTTCACACAGCAAACAGTATCATCAACTGGTAAGCAATACGAAGAAGTACCACAGTCAACCGGCTCATTCAGTAGTTCAGAGACAAAGTATCTAACTAAGGGCGCCCTTGTAAAGTTTGTGCCTGTAGATTCTACAAAGTTCTTTGACGAAAGCAATCGTATCACTTCACGTGACACCGGTAAAAAATACATCTGGGTAGCAGTAGAGAACGTAGTGGGCGACGGCTATAACTACGGCATCGGCAACTTGTCTGAGGGCGTTGGTCCGATCACGCTCAGCGGCTACGTACCACGCAATACTAAGATTGCTAAGATCATCCCTCAGTTTAGCACAAACGTAGATCAATCAGTTCGCACTGAGGCTATTCAGAACATTAGATTACAAAAAGACTTTGTTCTACAGTTCGACCATAGAAAACTTGTAACAGATATTCGCTGGAGTCTCAAAGAAGTTCCTGCTTACACTGCTACACCAGTGTATGCCGACTATCTTGTAAAGTTCACCTACAATGCCTCAGACAATGCTTATGTTGTCTCTATTCGCAACGTTGACTACTACTTCTCAAGCGTTTCAGAAGTTCGCTTCCTGTTCAACAACGCAAATAAAGTATTCGATCCTAAGACCGGCAAAGTGCTGACAGATACAGTCACAATCAAAGAAGCAACTCGTGATGTGCCGCTTTATGTTGTAGGTCAGCCTATTCAAAGCGACGGTTTCTCAGACGACTTCCGCGTATCAGTATCAGCGATCAATCAGACAAGTCTATACAATGAAGACCCTGACGTATTCGTTGAACTTGTCAAGACTCGTACCAATACAACAGTCACTAACCCTACAATTACGTCGGCAACAAGTGTTTTCTCAAGCGTAGTTACACAAACAAACGGCACAACAATCACCGAAGTGCTACCGCCAGCAACAGTTGTTTACGAAAGCGCATACATCAAGACCTTAGCACAAGCTAACGACAACGTGTACGAATATGCTACCGGCTCTGTATTCTTTGCTGAAGATGCGCTAACAGTCACACTATCTGCTACGCACGAAGTAGGTTCAACCGCCTACAACGTGACTGCTACAAGTCTGATCGCACACTTGCTGTCAGAAGGCTTGACTGTCGAAATTTCAGGCGCAGGCACATCAGCAACGACGGCGGCTTACAACGGCAAGTTCACTGTTGTATCTATCGTAGACGCATACACATTCACATACGCTACAACTTCAGTTGAGCAACTTGACGCGGTTAGCGGCGCTAAAGTCAACAACCGCTTCTATCAGTCAGCAGAACTACCAGCGACTTACCCAGCAGTGCTGTATCTAACAGACGTAACAAGCAACTACAAGGTAGAGCCAGGCTTAGGCGGCTTACACTTCCAGTATCGTCACAACAGCGGCCAAACAACTCGTATTGACCCTGCTACAACTAACATTATTGACTTGTATCTAGTGACTCAGGCGTATTATACTAATTACTCAAACTGGGTAACAGATACGACCGGCTCAATCACTAAGCCAGACGAACCGACTCTAACAGAGCTACAATTAGCGTATAACGGCCTCAACGAATACAAGATGTTGAGTGACAGCGTTGTTCTAAACAGCGTAACATTCAAGCCGCTTTTCGGCTCCAAAGCTGATCCTGCGCTACAAGCAACGATCAAAGTAGTCAAGGGCAGTTCAACAACAGCCAGTGATACGCAGATCCGCAGTAGCGTTCTGGCCGCAATGAACAAGTACTTTGACATTGCTAACTGGAACTTTGGCGACACATTTTACTTCTCAGAATTGAGTGCTTATCTACACTCAGAACTAGGCGGACTAATCAGCAGTACTATCTTGGTACCGGCTGATCCGTCTAAAAAGTTCGGCGATATGTACGAAATCAAGTCAGCGCCATACGAAATCTTCGTAAATGCTGCCACCACAAACGATATCGTAGTAATCACATCGCTAAATGCCTCTAACATGAATCGCTAAGATTCAGGTGCCATCTTAGAAATCATCGGTTTTTTCGCTGATAAATACTCTATAACAATTTATAGGTAAGTAACTACTATGGCACAACAAGTCAGAACACTAGATTTTCTCCCATCAATCTTCAAGACCGAGACAAATCAGCAATTTCTAGCCGCAACGCTAGATGTTCTAACATCACAACCGGACATGAAAACTGTCCAGGGCTACATTGGCAACAGACATGGCTATGCTATTTCTCCAACAGACAAGTATGTAGTTGAGCCTACTAAAGAGCGTTCAGACTATCAGTTCGACCCTGCCGTTACTTTCCAGAAGAAAGATACCTCTGTAACTACAGACTTCATTGACTACCCAGGCATCGTTCGTGCCCTGCGTAATCAAGGCTGGACTGCCCAAGATCACAACAAACTATTCACTAACAAGCTATACAGCTGGGACAGTTTCATCAACCTAGACAAAGCAGTAAACTTCTCTCAATACTACTGGCTACCTCTAGGCCCTGACGCTATCAAGCTAAGTGATACCCTAGACGTTACGCAAATCATCGGTCAGAAAACATACACAACGCCTAGCGGTCTAACTCTGATCAACGGCCTAAAGATCGACTTGGGCAGTAACGTCAAGCAAGAAGCGTATCGAAACAAGGCGTACTATGTTCAAGGCGTAGGCACATCAATCGAACTAATCGCAGTTACTGAGATGCTATGTACAGAAATTACCGGCGGTGGTATGTACATTCCTTGGGACAATGATCCATACGATACAACAGACTGGAGTATCACGCTCTATGTTCCTATTCAGCCTGACTACATTACAATCGACCGCGCAAGTGCGGATCGTAACGCATGGAGTCGTTCTAACCGCTGGTTCCACCAAAACGTTATCGATACACACTTCGAATACAACGGTTATGTAACAGCAAACCAATACAACACACAAACTCGTGCCTCACGCCCAATCATCGAGTTTCAAAGTGACTTGCGTATGTTCGACAGTGGCACAATCAGCGCAGGTATCGTCAACTTCTTAGATACACGTGAAACTAATGCTATGAAGAACGTAAACGGCGCAAGTTCGTTCTCTGTCTTATCATCAGTAGTTCGCACATCACGCTCAGTCACAGACTTTGGTATCATTGTCAACGATACAACGTACCTAGTCAAAGACATGCCGGTAACATTCACAGCATTGTCTGGTAAATTACCTACCGGTCTAACAGCAGGCACAACTTACTATGTTCGTCAAGTTGACCACGTACAACGCTCAATCGCAGTTAGTACAAGTACATACGAAGGCGGCGCACCACTAGTCAACGTAACACAAGGCGAATATAACCTGCGCATCGTAGGCGAAAGTGAAATTGAACTTGGTAGCGGCACCCGTATTGTATTCGCGGCAGATGAAGACGAGCGTATTCGCAAAACAGTATTCGATGTCAAAGTAATCAAAACAAACAACGTAGAGAAAATCTCTCTAACACCGGTAGTCGGTGTGACAGTTGACACTGATTCACAAATTTACATTGCTCAAGGTCCTGGTGACTACTTAGGCACAGCATGGCGCTGGGGCACAACTCCAACTGGCGAAACAGGCTGGATCGAAAGTCAAAAGAAAACTGCTATCAATCAAGCACCGCTATTTGATGCGTTTGATGCTACCGGCGTAAGTTTCTCTACATACACAAACTCTGCGTTCAGGGGCACTAAACTATTCAGTTACACTATCGGCAGTTCAACAGCAACTAACGATGCTGTACTAGGCTTCTCAGTTGAATACAGTAGCCCAGCAAACACAGGCGACTTCTTATTCACAGTCAATCTCAACAGTGATACATTCACTTACACAAATGCTGGCGCTACAGTAACCAAGAACATCAGTGACGGTTTCATTCATCAAACAGTCAACGGTGCAACAATCAAGCGCACCGGCTGGGTTGAATCAGTCGCTCAAAGTCAGCAATATCAAATCAATGTACAGGACATTACTATCGCTACTGCTATGGTAACACTTGATGTATTAGTAAGTGAACAAACAAGTTCATGGTCACCAGTTCAAGTTTACAAGAACGGCGACTTTATTTCTACCGCAGATTACATTGTTTATCGTGACACCAAAAAGAACATTACAAACATCGTGTTCTACACCGACTTATCAGCAGGCGATCAAGTATCAGTTCTTTTCATCAGTGAGCAAGTTAGCCCAACATCTAAGTTCCAGATTCCGTCTAACATGACTAACAACCCGTTCAACGAGCAACTAAAGTCAGTTGCTAACGGCGACTTGAACAACTACTACGGCAGTATTTTCAGAAACTCACCAGGCTTGACTGGCGTTCCTAACGGCATCAACAACTTTAGTGAAGCAGGCGATCTAACTCGCTACGGCACTTCCATCGTTCAAAACTCAGCAAGTCTAGTGCTACCTGCTACATTCTTGCGCAATCCTCAGTTCAATCTAGTTCATGCCCTACAGCACAGTGCTGTAGAATACAGCGACTACAAAGCAAAGATTGTTGAACTAGCCGCCGCAAGTGATTACAGCGTTCGTCAAAGCCCAGCTGAAATCTTAGACGATATCATCTACCGCATCTCTAGCACAAAGAATGAAAAGAATTCGTTCTACTGGTCAGACATGCTCGTTAGTGGTAGCCCTTACAAAACTTCAACTGTTACATACGAAGTAGATGTTACTACCGCAGTATTCAAACTATCTCGTGTGTATGATTACACTACAGCAAACTACTACGGTCTAGCAGTTTATCTAACTACAACTTCAGGTAGCACAGAGCAACTACTACGCGGCCGTGATTACACTGTTAGCACAACAGACTCATCACTACTGCTAACTCGTGCTATCACAAGAGGTTCAACAGTAACAGTTCGTGAATACAATCAGACATGGGGCAGTTATGTTCCTAACACACCAACAAAGTTGGGTTTGTATCAAGCGTTTGCTCCTCGTGTAGTTACCGAGCAACAACTTGACACAGTAATCTACATGATTCAAGGTCACGATGGCAGTCTAACAAAACTCTACGGCACATTCGTTGACGGCAAGTTCAATGACTTCCGTGACATCGCCCTTCTAGAATTTGAAACTCGTATCTTCAACAACCTAAAGATCGCTCAGCCAGCCGCAATCGGTTACGCTGATATCTTCCCAGGCGAGTGGAGAAAAACACACTACACATTTGAAGAACTACTACCAGCGTACACTAAGAACTTCTTATCATGGGTTGGTAGAAACAGAATCAGTAACTGGCGCAAGCAAACATTTATCCGCAACGACAAGTTCAGTTACAACTTCGGCAAGAGCACAAACAAACTATCAGGCGGCTTGTTGAAGCAAGGCGGCTGGCGCGGTATCTATCAATGGTTCTATGACACAGTAGACCCAGCCCGTCAACCATGGCAAATGCTAGGCTTAGCAGACAAGCCAATATGGTGGGAATCACGCTACGGCGTTGCGCCATACACATCAGGCAACGAAGTAATGTGGCAAGACATTGCTGACGGCTTGATCTGGAACGACGGCAACCCAATCGTAAATCAACGCTTTGTTCGTCCAGGCTTACTAGACGCACTACCTGTCAACGAACTAGGCGAACTAGTTGACCCACTAGAGCGCATCGTCGGCAACTACGACAGTCTAACATTCAATCGTGACTGGACAGTAGGCGACATGGGCCCAACAGAGGCAGCATATCGTCGTTCATCAACATGGCCATTTGACTTAGTAAAACTACTATCAACATTCAGACCGGCAGACTTCTACAACCTATGTGCTGACTTAGACACATACAAGTACAACTCAGACTTACAGCAGTTTGTATTCAACGACCGCTATCGTTTAGACCCACGACAACTAACAGTATATGGTGCTGGCACTGCTAAGCACAGTTATATGAACTGGGTAGTTGACTACATCAAGCGTCACGGCAACAGTGGTCAAGAACAAGTACAGACTGCTCTACAAAACACAGATGTTCGTATGATCTACAAGATCGGCGGCTTCTCTGACAAACAATTCTTGCGTTTCCTAACTGAGAATACAGCACCAAGTGCTACACAAACTAACTTAGTGATTCCTGACGACAGTTACAGCATCCTATTGTATGATGATGTACCTGTTGATACAGTAGTTTATTCAAGCGTTATCATTCAAAAGACTAACTCTGGTTATCAAGTTTGGGGCAACAGTTTAGTTGATCCGTACTTTCACACAGTAGAGCCTAAAGCAGGCTTGTATGAGAAGATTACAATCAATCGAGCATCAGTTGAACTATCAACAGTGTATGACCCAACATCTACTGTTCCTATCGCTTACGGCACAGAGTTCTACACTACACAAGGCGTATCAGAGTTCATTCGCAACTATGGTCGTTGGCAAGCAGAACACGGCGTAATATTCGACAATCTACGCGGCACTGATCAGGTAGACTGGAATCTAATGATCAAAGAGTTCTTAGCGTGGGCACAACAGGAGTGGGAAGTTGGCTCAACTATCTCCTTGAACCCTAACGCTCGTGAATTCAAAGCATACAAAGCAGGCACAGTACCACAACCACTAACACTAGGCGATGAAAACTTCGTTCTCAATCAGAACTTAGTGCCACTAGCACATCAAGACATGGCTGTTATTCGTGACAACGAAACACTAACAGTTCGTATTCTAAGTGATGGCGACAGTGTTG